ACGAACTGAGCCGCCAGTTGGCGAAGGCCACCATCGACCTCAAGCGTTCGATGGAAATCACCTTCACCTCGGACATCATGCCCGCCATCGACGACGGCGTGACCCCGTATCGCACCCGTTGCCTTACCTCTTGGATTAAGAAGGACAAGGCCACCGCGACCACGAACGCCGACAAGTACGGCGTCCAGAACCAGTCCATCCGCGAAATCGACGCGAACTTCGTCACCCCTGAGTCGTCCATCGTCGGCACGGGCACCGATGTCAGCAACCTGAACGAGAACACCGTTCAGGACGTCATGACCTCGGTCTACGAGCAGACCGGTCAGTTCAAGAACCACGAAGCGGTGGTCGGTACCAAACTCAAGCGTCAGTTCACGGAACTCGTCTACACGACCCGTGCCCCTGCCGCCGCCGGTGGTGCCAACCCCTCGGGCATCCGCTCGACCCGCGACGCGAACTCGGACACCATCTCGGCCTCCGTCGACTACTTCGAGGGCGACTTCGGTAAGTTGGCCCTCATCCCGACCCAGTTCCTCCACGCTGGCGTGAACCCGTACACCATCGTCGAGACCGTCGCCGCCGGCGTCTCCTCGTTCAAGTTGTACGACGGCCGCGAAACCACCGAGGCCAACCGAGTCAAGGCCCTCACGTCCGACGGCAACACGACCGGCACCATCACGGTGTCCGCCGCTAACCTCGACGCCAAGAAGGCCGCGATTCTCGCCGCCGCCAACAACGCCCTGACGGCTGATAACCTCACCATCACCGCCGCGTCGTCCTCGACCGCAGACCGCAACGCCGCCGCCGCTCTGGCGAAGTATCGTGCGAACCTGCACCTCGACAACGCCAAGTGCAAGGGCTTCATCATCCCTTGGGACATGCTCGAAGTCCGCTACGGCGGTAACATCGCTCAGGTCCGCGAACTCACCGAAAACGGCGGCGGTCCTCGTCGCATGATGGAGGCCATGGCGGCTCTGCTCGTCCACAGCCCCCTGACCTTCGGGATGTTCGACTACAAGGCGAACAACGCCTAATCGGGCACGGGAGTGGCTGGTCTAGAATCCATCCACGAATCCATCCCCGACGAACTCATACCAGACATGGTAGCCGAGTTCCGTCGGGGGTGGGCCCTCCGTAAGGCTCAGGCCGCGGCCACTAAAAAGGCCATGGCCCAATTCAACCAACTTCAACACCGTCACGTTGAAGGTCTTGGTCAAATGTCAGCCCGTATCCCTGAGGAATCCTACCACTACTGGGGGATGAGACTGGGGTACGCCTGCTGGCGTGACGATGGGTTCATGAAGGAGTTCCTTCGTGATAACCCCGAGTGCAAGGTGAACTCCAAAGCGGAGAACCTCACCTTGCTGGTCAACGGCACCAAGGGCCTCGTAGATGCCCACGGCCGTCTACTTTCCTAATGAACACGCCTCCCAAGAAGGCATCCAAGCCAGCGGGTCAAATCCAAGACCCGGTTCCCGTGCAGACCTTCAGGGATGCTTCGGCATTTTACGCCGCGAAGGCGGCACTCAAGGCCGCTGGCAGGGATACTAGGTCGACCGTCAGCCTTGACGGCACCATGACCCTAGGTGCAACCAACTACCAGAGACGCCCGGAAGCGAAAGGTAACAACCTCAAGCCAGCACAGTGAGAAGCGTCTACTTCAGCGAAATTCTCCACACGGCCCTGCAACTCGCAGGACTGGACAGGGGCCTGACCACGCCCGAACGCTTCTCCATGGTCAGGGACTTCGCCTCCATGCGGCTTCGCTCCGTCTGGGAGATGAACGAGTGGACCGACCTTAAGGTCCTGACTTCGTGCCCGGTGGTTCTGGTCGGCGAACGCCGCACCGTCCCCATCGCGGCTTCCCTCGGTCAGGTCATCACCATCTGGGACAAGGACCCTCTGGCTTACAGTGCCACCCAGCGTGACTTTGAACTCATCGACGGGGTAATCAACCTCCGTAGCCGCCGGGAGGAGAACGTCTGGGTAGAGACCCGCAAGGAGTCCCCCCGCCTGTTCGGCGACGCTTGGAACACCAATCAGTCCTACCGCAAGGGGGCTCAGGTTTACTACGATTCGGGGTCCGAAAGCGGCTCCCTCATCCCTGTCAACGGCTACCCCGTGCAGGGCGACTTCTATGAGTACACGGGAGAAAATCCTTCAGGCACTGGCTCTGTTCCTACGGTTGCTTCGTGGCAACGGGTCGTCATCCCGAAACTCTTTGCCAACGCCGTCATCCATGGCGTCCACGCTGACTACCGCCGCTCTACGAACGAACTCGAAGCGGCCCAGTCGGCGGAAGCGGACTACGCGAAAGCGGTAGACGCCGCCCTTGACCAGACCCTGCGGCAACAGGGCTCGACAAGACCAATCAATTTCAGAGGATACTAACATGTTCAAACTACTCCCCCAACAGATTCCGAGCGTCTCCGTGACCTCGTTTGACAACGCCTCCAGTGCCAAGGTGCTGGACCGTGCCCGTAACCGCCGCATCTTCGGCATCGTCAACAGGGGGACCACCGTCATGGAGGTTCGCCTGAACGACGCCGGTAACGGCGACCCCATTTACCTTAAAGCGGCCAGCACCCTGACCGCGGCCGACGGCGGTAGCCTTGAGTTCAACGGTTACAACGGCTACGTCTACGCCAAGGGCACCGGCTACGTCTACCACTTCTCCGAGGAAGTCTAATCCATGCCCATCTACAACGGCGGTGGCGGTGTCGCAGGCATCACCGTCGAGAGCGACCCGTCCGCTCTCAAGATGGCCAACAATCTTAGCGACCTGATTAACGCAGGGACCGCTAGGACCAACCTTCAACTGTCCTCGTACTACGCGGCCCTGTCGCATAGTCACGCCATCTCGGACGTCACCAACCTTCAGACTACGTTGAACGGCAAGGCGGCTACGTCGCATAGCCACGCCATTTCTGATGTTACCAACCTTCAAACCAGCCTAGACGGCAAGGCGGCTACCTCACATAGCCACGCCATCACTGACGTCACCAACCTTCAGACGACCCTGAATGGCAAGGCGGCTTCCGTGCATACCCACGACGTTTCCGACGTAACCGGGTGGGGTAGCATCCAAGACGCTGGTAGCAATACTGTGCTTTCTTGGACTGGCTCCGCCTTGATTTGGGTCAGCAGGGGCATCTCCGACGCACCCTCCGATGGCTCTCAGTACGCCCGCCAGAACGGTGCTTGGGCTGTTGTCACCGGTGGCGGTGGCGGCGGTGGCGGCATCGCCGACGCACCGAGCGACAACAACGTCTATGTCAGGGTCAATGGTGCTTGGGCTTCCCTGTTCGCTAACACCGAAACAGCGGCCACACAGTCTTGGGTCAACGGTCTCGGCTTCCAGACCGCATCCGACGTCAGCACCTATGTGACTGGTCTTGGGTACCAGACGGCATCCAATGTCAGCACCTATGTGACAGGGCTTGGGTACATTACCGATGCACCTACCGACGGACAGCAATACGTGAGGCAAACCCTCATGGGCACGCCTCAGTGGGTCTTGAACGCAGGATTCACGTTCAGCGATGCCCCGATGGACAGCAACAAGTACCTCCGGATGAATAACGTCTGGACCTTGTACGACGGCATCTCCGACGCCCCAAATGACGGCTCTACCTATGGTCGCCAAAGCCTTGGATGGGTTTCGATTCCGTCCGCCATCCTGACGGCGGCTTCTGCTGGAACGAACGCCAGCGGGTACACCAACGCCCAGTTTGATACCGTCCACTACCCTTCGGAACTGGCCCTGACTATCAACGGGACTACCTATTACGTCCCGGCTAGAACGTGATTCGCAGGGGGTCCATAGTCGTACCTACGGCCCCCCACGTAGTACACCACCCGTTCCAAGTCGAGTGGTCCAAGGGTCAGGAACTGAGATGCTATGCGGGCATCGTCATGGACCAAGAACTCTTGGCCCAGAACGAGTGGCTTCCTCGACGTTTCCCTGAAAAAGTGGCCATGTCGATGGCTGTCACAACCCAAGGCATGTCTACTAGGTCGGTCAGCCAAGGCAGGGTCAAGATGCGGTCTGGCGTGTTCAGCACCGGTGCCAAGACGGGCTCCGTCATCCTGAAATGCAGAACCGCTTTCGGACGTTGCACGGTTTCAAATGCCACGCCGCTGGACGAGCAAAAAGGGTATGCCGTGTGGACGGAGGCGAACATCCTAGGTAGCAACCGCCCTGACAGCATCTACCTGATTCTTCACAAAATCAAATCTCCCAACGGAGACGGATGGTATTTGAGTTGGGTAGATGAGAGCGAACTGACGGCTGACGACATCAGGATAGTCGTAATCAAGAAGTTCACGGGCAGGGGCATGAGACAGTGGGACCTGCTTCAACTCTGGAAAAGCGATTACATCGTACGCAAGGACGCCGTTAATCATTTTTACGAGATGAACGTGACACAGACGGCAACGCCCGGAACGTTCAGGGTCAAGTTTCAGCATGACAGGGTTATCGAGGGCAACATGACGACGGGCGTCTCATACAGAAGTTGGGTCCCTAGCACGCCTTGGGCTAACCAATACAACTTCCTGACTCCCACCCTAGATACCGTCCCCCTCAACGCAACTTGGTCTCAAAATCCGCACAAGGACATAACGGAAACGACATACTTCTTCCTTGAGTTCACCCATGCTCCAACAATCGGGCTTGGCGACCTTAACCCATCCACAAACTACGGTAATCTGTATGAATGGATTGCGGACAGCATCACCGACTTTAAAATCACCTACGACATTAACCCGATGTCCGGTGCACAAAACGACTCGCCGAATACCACAGACGTACTTTACAGGTATCCTCTTGGATACGTGGAGATTGCCAACGGGGTAGCCAATGTCGTCATGCAGACTTACGTCAAGCAACAGGACCAAGACCTTCTACGCATAGACTTTGGTGGCACTTGGTCGCCGTCCGTCTGGGTGTACGACGAAGGCAGTCAGGGGTATGTGATGACATCTCCTACGGCCATAACGGGCAACTGGTATTCTTACTTGTCGTTGCAGAATCAACCCCTTCCAATGCTGACCTAATGCCACGCGAATTCCAACAGGACGGCGAGGTCTCCTTCGGGGGCTTCAATAGTTTCCCCAACAGTTCATCGTTTGACCCAAACAAGGGCATCCTTGAATCGTCGGTCAACATGCGTATCGACGCCGGTGTGATGCGTCCTCGCAACGGGTGCGTCAAGGTGTCCGACCCGCTCCTAGGGGACTGTGCCTACGCGGCCTCGTCTCATGGGGTAGAGGACTACATCCACGTATTCTCCGTCGCCGGTCAGGTAAAAAGCCTCTGCACCAGCAACCAATACGTCACGCCGACCACCCAGCCTACCCCTCCTAGGCCTTACATCAAGTGCTCCGGTCAGGGTTACGCCACCCTTGGGGCCATCGAAGCCGCCAACACCCAATACTGGAACGGGGCCTACGACTTTGCCACCTGTTGCAATGTGGTAGGACGCATGGCCTACGCCAAGGGCGACCAAATCTGGTTTTCCCTGTTCGGCGGCGTTCAGCCTTTCGACCCAGACACGCTTTCCCTGACTCTTGGCACTTACGACGACATCCTGAAACTGCACTACTCGAACACCACGCGTAAATTGTACGCTTTCGGTGCTTCCAGCGTCTACGAGGTCGAGCCAGCCATGACTGCCGCGGCCCTTGCCGAGGGCAAACCCAACGAATCCTTCTTCGCCAAGATTCGACTGCTTTCCGCTCAGGAGGGAATCGCGGCCCCAGACACGGTTGGCGAGACAAACGGCTCTATCATGTGGTTGGACAACGGTGGCCTGAACAAGATAGACCTAGGAAAGGGCATGATTGAGGGCGAACTGCCGGTTTCGATGCCAATCAATGACATCTTCGGAGGCAGGACTAGTTCGGAATTGGCCAACTGCACGGCCGTGGCCTGCCAAGGACGCTATTACATCGCTTACCCGTCAGTCGGCTCTGGCCCAAACAACCGCGTTTTGGTCGTAAACACGGCTATTCCCGGAACTTTTGAGAGCATCGACACCTATCCGTTTTCCATCAAGCATCTGGTGAAGGCCAGAAACTCGCTTGGCATCCTCAGGGTCTATGCCGTCACGCCGAACGGCACGGTCTACCTCCTTGACGAGGGCGATACGGACGACGGTACGGCCATCCAAGCCTCGTTCAGGACCAGAGACTACAACTTCCGAACCGACTTGGACAAGCGGTACGACGCCGTGACCATGAAAGTGGATACGAAGGGCTCGACCACGTTCGAGATGCGGTTTCTGACCGTAAACCCGGACTCGTCCACGGCTATCGACAGGGTGGACGGCAACCTTGGCACGACGGTTCGACGTGCTTTGGCTGGGAAAAAGTCCGTCGGAGGCAAGGTCGAGGTGGTTGTTTCTGCTGGTCGACCTCATTTCTACTCTGTATCTGTTGATGCAACCGTTGCTGGCCGCTCTATCTTCGGAGTATTCTGATGCCCCTTCCAACTAAACTTTATCCTGACTACGACCGCACCGGAGCGGGTGAGGAGAACTTTAAGTTCATCACCCGCGACCCGGCCGCGGAAATGGAATACACGGTCCAGACGCTTGGGCAACTGCTTCAGGTCGGCGGGACTTGGGCAACGGCAGAAACCGCCGCTGGTGACGTCCTCAAGGCTAGGTTCAATTCAGTCGAGAATACTCTGTATTCTAACATCAACTCCAGATGGGCGACCAAACTGTCGTCTATCAGCAGTGAGGTTCTAGGCAATCAGGCAGAGTTTGCCTATGGTCAGTACCTTTCTGGCATGAGTGCGGCCTTCGGCGGGGGTCATACGAACACCGCAATCTTCCAGAAGGTCAGCAGTGAGGAACGCAAACTGGCCATCATCGACGCGGCTACCAAGAACCTCCAGACGCTCAATTCCCTCACGTATCAGTCGACCTCCGCCATGCCTCTCATCGTGCCGCTTGAGTCCCAGTTGGTTGCGGACTCCGCCGCATCTGCGGTTGAGGCACATGCCATGGGCCAAATCAGGTCCCAGCAAATCCGTCAATCGGTTGCGGCCGGTACTATTCTTTCCAACGCCGCACCTAACCAAGGCAATAACCCGACGCCTTACGAGGAGGTTCTCGCCTTCGCTTCCGTCAATTCCACCGGAGCCGCCGCTATTACCAAATGAACACAATGCAACTAGGGGACTACCGCGGGGGTCGTGAGAGCATCACGAACCTGATGGGTGCCGAGATTCCCCAACTCAAGAACATCAATCAGGCCGCACTTACGTTCGGCTCGCTTGGGCTTCAGGGCATGATTGGCAAGCATGCCGTACAGCAGAAGTACGACCTAGACCTGCGTAACAAGATGATTATGGGCAGGCAGTCCCTGTCCGACCAGATGGGCATCGCCCGGAACAACTACGAGTTCCAGCGTCAGGCCGCGGCCGAGAAACAGGCTCAGATGTTGATGATGGAGGACGAGGCTATGGCTGGTCAGGAAGCCGCCATGACCGACTGGGCGACCAACGTTATTGGTCTCTACGAGCCTGACAGCCCTGAGTACAAGCAAGCGGTCAAGACGCTTGAGATGATTAAGTCCCGCAAGCGTGGCTCCACGGCCTACAACAAGGGCTACATGAACTTCATCGGCGACCGAAACATCGGAGACATGATGAGCCAAGGTGCCGCCGGAGCCGCAGGCTTCCAGCAGGCCACGAAACCCAAGCCCGCCGCCCAACAAAAAGCCCTCCCGAAGCCAGCACCATCTGGCTATGAGGACGACGCAGACCTTAACTCCTAATTACGAACATGGCAACCAGCAGACCAACCGGCGACGAGCCGTACCTTCAAAACCCGGAGGAAATGCGGGTTTTGTACTCACCAAGGAACTTTAACTCTCCGGGCCAGCAAATTCCTTACGACCAAATTCAGAATCCGTCTACCGCCAGACAAAGGGGTGAATACGGCAATCTTAACCCCGGAAAGACAACTATGTCCGCAGTGACGCCTTCAGCAATTGCTGGCGGTGCAACCGTAGTCGCCGCAGGTGCCAAGGCCGCAGAGAAGGGGATGCTTGGTGCTAAAGCGGCGTCCGGCATGGCGACCGCGAACAATGCGGTAAAAGGTGCGACAAATTGGATGAAGCCAAGTGCCACTACGCTTGGTGGGAAGATTGGCGTTAACGTCGGTAGTGCCGTCGTTGGCTCTCTCGCTACTCCGGTGGTAGATGGCTTGACCAAAAAGTCGATGGAAGAAAGAGCCGCCAGAGTGATTGATTATGCTAAAAAGAAATACGGCAGAAAAATGACTCAGGAAGAAGCACTTGAATTGCTCACGCTTGGCGGAGACATTTACGCAAATCCGCAGGCTGGAGGTGCGTTGATTGGCGTTGGTCCAAGCCAAGTGCTTCCTAGGGGCGTCGCAGAAACTCTTGGCGGACGCGAGGAATTCATGGCACCAGACCTTTATGCCAACGAGGGTAACATCGGTTCCGACATCGACATGATTCAAGGTGCCATGTCATTCAGCCCATTGGGCACTGCGGCAGGACTTGGTTACAGGGCCGCCGCAAACAGGATTTTGGACGTTGGTTATGACGCCAACGACGAAATGTTGGCAGACATTTACAACGCAAGATTTACGACCAAAGACGTGGCCAAAACGGCCGAAGAAACCTACGGCAAAGAGGCCGCTAAGCAAAAGTTTGCTGGACTTGGAATAATCCCCGGAGAAGCACGCGGAACCACATACACCGAAAAGCCTGTAATGGATGTAAACGACCCTGATTCAGACTATTACAGGGGAGCAACCCCGGAACAAATGGCCGCGATGTTCCCAGAACTGAGGCTTGCTGAGAGATTTGACCAGTACAACAGCACCCTTTCCGAAAAACTTCGCAGGCCTAATCCCTATCGTAGCAATCCTTAAGCATTATCATGCAAGAATTTTTCCTTTCAGGCACAGGCTATCAGCAGGGTCCATCTGGAGGCGACCCACTTCCGACGTTAAAGATTGCCGGAGGCCCTCCTCCTAGCAGGGTGACGCCCCTTAGGAAGTCTATCCTTAACGCTAGGGATGAGATGGACATGCTTTCTCCGGATGAACGTTGGCAAGTCCCGGAGGCGTTTGATGCCTATGGCCCTGACAGATACCTAGCGGACATCACCGAGCACGTGATGAACAATCCGGAATACCAAGGCTACGATGAGCAGGAAAAAAGGCAGATTATTGATTCCTTTTTCAAAAACAGAGGAAAGGTGATGCCTCAGGGGATTCGAGGAATTGATGCTGGTTCTGCTCCTAGGGCTGACGTTGCTACGAAAAAGCCTGTTGTCGGACCAAAAGACGTCGTGTCTAACTCGAAACTCCCCGACTACGTAGCACAGCGTTACGCGGCCATGACCCCAGACCAGATGAACACGGCATTTTTGAATGACGCAATCAAGCGAAGAATGGGTTATTCCTCCGGTCCGATGGATGAGCAACTTGCCTCTTGGGCGAGGGCTAACGGCCGAGACGAATCCCAGTTTAACGCGGCACTTAACCGTCATTACGCCGGTGCACAGGCGAACAACCCATACGCACAGGTACCGAAAGACCAACTTAAAGGCAGAGACCAAGGCACTGCTAACGCCTTGAGGTTGCTAAGCAAAGGGCTGATTACGGCAGACCAGATGCCTAGGGATTACGTGGACCCTAGAAATCCCAAGGAATCTAAGCCTTTTGGCGAGTCCTACGATGTCGATGCTCAGGGAAATGTCAGAAGCACCGGTTATCAAAGATACATGGACTGGGCGGACAAGAACGGGTTCTTTGACTCTAGGCAGGCCAGACTCGCCAAGGCCATGGATGACTCATTCCAGCAGACTTATGATGCGTTGAACGCAGACCAAGCGGCACGTATCAACGCCTACAATCATACTCAAGAAGTCATTAGGAAGAGTGCACCGGCCGTTCAGGCAGCGAGAATCAGAAACATTGGAGCCCCTTACGCTTCAACCTTCAGGCCACAACAGCCTAGCGTTCCTGACATCTCCGTGAAGCCATCCCTTAGGATGCAAAATGACCCAGTGCTCGGATTCCCATTGAGCAGAAAAATTGATGCTTTTGATGCCAACGAAGCGAGCCTTCCGACAAGAGTTCCCGGAACTGTCAGGGGGACAATCGGGCCAACCTTGATTCCAATGCCTCAGGCTAATCCGTCAGACCCAAGACTCTCTGGGGTCAGAACAAGAACTCAATCTCCAAGCACCATGGTTACTGACTACGATTTTGTTGGTAGCGATTTGCTTAGCCCAGCAAGAAGAACGCTGAGCGAAGTTGAGGGTAGAAGAAACGCCGATGACTTCCTTTCGACGAGAGCACTCATCAACAAGCGATTCAAGTAAACACCATGTCCCTACAATCAAGAGCACTGCTTAGAGCAGGAAGATGGCTTAAAAACACGAACATCAATCCTGCCAGATGGGCTGAAGGTATCGGCCATAAACTCGGGTTCAGAACTCGTCAAAAAGTCGCACCAAGACTAATTAAGCCCGGAGTCGCACCAAAACAAGCAATTGGTGAGCCAACAATTGAGAGGGAAATTGGCGACATCGGATTCGAGCGAGTTCCAAACCCTGATTACGTTCCTGCTGTTGCTGGCACTGCGTCAGAATGGGGAGATGCCGCTCCGTATCTTAGCAGGCCTCTGACCGGTCTTGGTGTTACGCTTCAAGGTCTTGGTTATGCTGGAACCGCGGGTGCTGGACTTCTTGGATACAAGATGTTTAGCGGAGATGGGACAGAGCCAGCGACCGATGCAAACGGAGTCAAGAACCCAAAGTTCAACGAGGAAATGGCCAAGTTCCGCTCCAAGTTCCAGCAGGATTACCTCGGCGGTGACAAGATGTTTTCATCCGCTAAGTATCGTGCCGTTAGAGACCAGTCCCCTTGGGTTCGCACAGCAATCGAGCAAATCGGCAAGGAAAAGTATGTCGTCATGAAGCAGGCTTTGGCAGACGGGAAGATTTCTGCCATGGACATGCACTCAGCCCTTACCGATGCCATCGCTGAACTCGGCGACGAGGAGGTCATGAAGCAGGCAGGCACCCAGCCTTACGTGCTTCCGGGTCTTGCGTCCTCCGGCCAATCCAAGCGTGTCATTGTCATCGCTCCAATGAAAGGCAAGAAGGGCAACGAGACCTCGATGCAGGCCCTTAAGTACGCCATTCGCGAGGAGCAGGGCCAAGGGGAACAGCAGTAATGGAAGCCGACTATGACCCGGAGTTCAGCGTAAGCCCGCAGGACGTCCTAGGGAACGCTGGCGTCCAGCCTCAGGCCCAACAGCCTCAGGGCTACTACCCGGCCCAGTCCATGGCCTACAAGCAGGCTGGCATGAACCCGCTTGCTGGGGTGGCCCCTTTGTTCGCCCCAGCCTCCCAACGAGCCCAGATGGGTCAGATGGCTGGCCGAGCGTCCGGTGGCTCCGAAAAGCAAGCATCCCCCTTCCTTGCCGACGCCGAGTTCTACGCCAACAAGATTGGGGACCTCGGTGCCGCCCAGTCCCTAATTTCGTCCAAAGAAGGCCGTAACATCTTCCAGATGTATGACGGGTACGACTTCGACCTTGGCGAACAGGACAAGACTGACCCCAGAGCCCCCAGCGGCACCGTCAAGATGCGTATCGTCCCCAAGGGGGAACGCGAGGGCCTTGGCCCTGACGGCAAGCCATTCAAGGTGCCCGTCCACCTTCTGGCCCGCCAGAACGGCGTCACCAACGTCCCGTTCAAGGGCGGGGATGAGAACGCCGACCGCTTCAGAACCCTAATCGGAACCAGCCAAGGCCTTCTGAAGAACCTGAAAGACCTCGAAAAACTGTACGGGGAGAACGCTGTTCTGACCAATGTCGGGTACAGCGAGGCTTCCAGCAAGGCACGGGGCCTTGAGGCCAGAATCCTCTTGGACTTCTCCCGCATCATGTCCGAGGCCAAGGGCCTTGGTGGCGGCGTGTCCGACCGCGACCTTTCCGTTGTCGAATCCATGACCCCCCAGCGGGCTTCCCACACGTGGACTAGGTTCAAGGGCAACGAAATGCAGTTGATTAAACAGGTCAGGTCTATGACGCTGGAGAAACTTAGGAGCACCGCCCAAGCCAATGGTCTCGACCTCCTGCCTGAGACGCAGGGCCAAAAGCGAGCCATCGACAACGAGAAACTCCTTCGTAAATCCAAGCAACTCTAATGGCCGACGAACTAGACCTCACCAACCAGCAACCAGACAGAAACGAAGCGGCGTTCTTCGCCCAGCAGTATCTGGAGGCTGGCAAACGCCTCGACCTCGGGCCGTCGCTTGAACAACAGGCAGACGGCTCTTTCGCAGTAGCGAACGTAGACGACCCAGAGGAGGTCGCCAAGTTCTACGAGGAGAATCCCGGTCTTGGCATCGACCTTGACGCTCCTGACGCGGAGGAGAACTGGAAGGCCGTACGTACGGCACTTCAGAAGCGTCATACCGACTACCTTGACATGTTCATGGGTGCGGCCGGTGAAATCGCCAAGATTCCGGTCGGCCTTGCCGAAGGCGTCATCGAGAACGGCCTTACCCCTACCGGGATGGCCAAGACGGCTTACAGTACGGTCGAGGGTGCCGCCAGAGGCCTAAGAGACATGTGGGGCATCGCCGCCCAGTCCGAAAACCCTGACTCTATCTTCTTCAACCTCAGGTCGCTTATCGGTGCCGTCATGCACGGCAAGTTGAGCAAGGACTGGAAGGAGGAAGCCCAGCAGTGGAACGAGGCCAGAAAGTTCCTGTATCACTCCCACCTGATGTCCCAAGGCGACGAGACCCTGCTTGAGCAGTTCTCGTCCCTGAACCTCAGCGAGGAGGCCAAGCAGAACCTCAGGGGCATGGTCAACCCGAAGATTGCCCACGCCATGGCCTTCATGGGCCTTGAACTGCCGTCTCTTATTGCGGCTCCGTTCACGGGTGGTGCTTCGACGGCGGGTGCTATCGCGGCTGGTGCCGGGAAGGCCATGAGATTGCAGGCCAACGCCAGCAGAATCAGCAAGATTGGCATGACCATGGCCAAGGTCTCCAAGGACTTCGAGAACATGGCCAGCAGATTCTCTGAGACCGTAGTGGGCAACGTGGCCTATGGTGCTGGCAAGGCCCTCCAACCTATCGCCACGGCGGCAGAGTCCGTGTTCGGCGGCACCGTCGAGTCTATCGCACAACGTAGCGGCTATGTCGCCAGAGAGGTCGAGAACGCCGCAGTCATGACGGCTATGAACGCCACCGAGGCGGTCGGTGCAAAGCAGACCGTAGGATTCATCGGCTCGCTTGGTGTCCGAACCTCGTCTGAGTTGTTGCAGGAACTTGGTGATACCATCCTTCAGCGAGCCAGTGGCTCGATTCCTGTCAGCGAAATCAACGGCCTTACGGTCCTTGAGCGTCTGGCTTCGTCCAAGAATCTGTCGCCTTCAGCCCGTTACGCGGCCAAAGCGGCCAACGTTATTGTCGACCCGTTCCTCCAGATGTCCACCGCTGGACTGAAGAACGCCTACAAGGACGCCCTTATCTTCGGTGGTCTTGGTTACATGAACGACCAGATGCGTGGTGCCGTGGGCGGTGCCGCGACCGGCATGGTCTGGGGCGGTTACAGCGGTGCGTTCCGCCACACTTGGGCCAACATCAACGGCGGATTCCACTACGCCAACGTCATCGAGAACTTCGACAGGAACTTCCTGCCGACGACCGAAAGCAAGAACGGCGAGTTTGCCAGCATGACCAGAAAGATTCTGGCCGACGTCGACGCACTCAAGTCCACCAAGATTTCGGCGAATACCAGATTCGCACTTCAGACCGCATGGCTTGCCCTGTCTGATGCGGACAAGGCTAGAACAGTTTTCTTCAAGGGTAGCGTCTCTGAATTTAACAACTTGCTTATCAGCAAGAACTACGTCGCAAAGCCGTTGTTTGACCCAAAATCAACGACCAAGGGGATGTTCATGGCGGCCGGAGACAGGGCTTTCCTCTTTCTCAACGAGGCTCAATACCGCCCGGCAGACGTAGGCCACGAAATCCTTTCGCACGTCGCAATCCATTCGCTTGGGCTGAAGGGTAAAACCGGGGAATACGTCAGGCAACTCATCGGGCATGAGAAGAACGCCGGTATCTTCGGAGACGACAGGATGCTTATCGACGGTGCCGTTAGACGCATCATCACCGAGCAGTTGGTAGATAGCGGTAGCCCTTATGGTGCTGAAGTTGTTGCTAGGTCTCAAAGGGAAGGACGCTCGCCTATCGACATCGCCAACGAGATTGGCAAGCAAAGGTACGACGAGGTTTACCGTAGCGTCGAATCGCTCCTTGATACCGTCCGAAACGACGCCAAGACGTCCGGACCTAGGTATTGGCTGAACAGGGAATGGAATGGTCTTACCGACACGGACGCAACCATTGGCGTCGTTAAAAGCGACATTATCGGCAGGTACATCTTCGAGGAGACAATAGCCAAGTACTCCGAGTCCTTGTTCCTGCACACCAATCTGTACAACATCCCGTTCGAGGGAAAGACGAAGCCAATCAGGCTCGTCATGGAGCAACTGAGAAACGAGGTTTTCGCAAAGCAAGTCACTCACCTCGAACTTGCGGGCATCCGTGCAAGAGTTGGTGAGTATTTCGGAAAAGACCAGACTCCTACCATCCAAGCGGAAGTTTACGACGGCGGTAAGTACTACCGCCACGAAGCCATGGAGGGACTCGTCAAGACCCTCATCAACGAGGCTAGAACCGGCGAGACGCAATCCATCGGAGGCCTCTCCCCCGAACGTCAGGCCATCGAGGCCAGAAGATACGGCAAGGAGTACCTGTTCAACATCAGCGGCAACAAGGCCACCATCCTTGGCACCAAGGAGCAGAACGAGTTGTTCACCAAGAACGCCCAGAAGGCGTTCGCCGTCATCGACTCACTTCCTGAGGACGTTCGACCTGACGTCATGTTTGATGAGCACGGCAACAAGTCCATCGACATGTATGAGATGAAGGACGAGGCTTATGACGCCCTTCTCGCGGCCGGTGTCCTCGACGCCCACTCGGTCGAGACCGCCAAGGGCATGCGTGACACGATGAAGCGTTGGGAGGCCAGCGGCTTCTCCGAAGGCAACATCATGGCTTCCTTCTACTGGGGCGACAGCCACAGAATCAAGAAGGACGGCTTCTTCCAGCGTCTGCTCGGCAACGACGTCCCGGTCACTTACCGCGTGTACGTTCCGTTCGAGTTGAAGATGACCCTCAGGACCACCGACTCCAACGGCAAGCCTCTGCGGGCCCCGAAGGGCGGTGCCGTGGCCACGGTCGTCGATTACATGGCCATCCACAGACGCAAGATTCGCCTGTGGCAGAGAGCCGACATTAGCAGGCTGTTCACCTCCGCCGAGCATTACAGTTCGATGTTCGACAAGTACCTGACGAACATGATGTCCGACCCGGCCACCAGAGTGCCGTCCGCGGAACTGTTCAGGGCTGAGTTCGGTTCCAAGGCCGAAGCCGTGCGTGACGCCATGTACGAGACCTTCGGTGGCAGAAAGCGTGCCGACGAGTCCTACATCAACGTCCCGCGTGAGGGCTACTCCAGCAACCCGGAGAACCCTGACTACCCGATTCACTCCATGAAACTGGAGTTGATTGTCGGTGCCGAGCGAATCCCGGCCAAGCCCATGCCGTACCACCACGGCAGGTCCTACGAGGGCCTCAGACGCAATTACTCCGTCGGCGGCTTCGCTATCCACGGCCAGAACCAGAACAGACTGCGTAACGCTCAGGGCTACGAAATCTCCGAAGCCAACAGGAAGTTCAAATTGTTTAACCCGTTCGGGGTGATGGTCGGCATTTACGACTCCGCCAAGAAGGCCATCAAAGCGGCCAACAAGGACCTGACCAAGTTGGACGAGGCAGACATCATGCCCGCCCCGGTGGCTATGGAGGACGCCAAGGTGAGCAGGCCTGAAAAAATCGAAGAACGTACGTTCGGAAAGTTCTCAGAAAGAAAGAAGGCGTCTTACGAAAACGGTGTCCGCCTTTCGGTAGGCGGCTATGATAAGGACGGCAATTACGTCGAAGTTAATCAGGAACTCGTAAGCAATCTGGCTTCCACGTTGCTCAAAGTCAGGGATTCCGCTTGGAAGGACAAGGACGGAAACTGGACCAAAGAATACAGCAAAGAGGACAGGCCTTACATCGCAGACAGATTCCCAAGATACGCAGACCTGCTTTCCGACGGTGGTGCCAAGGTTAATGAGTTCCTCAGGAAGGTAAATTCGCCAATCAGAAGTGCCTCTGATGTGGTCATAGTCCCATCTACCGCCGGTGGCAAAGGTGCGTTTGGCAGGTTTCAATCAATCGACCAGCATGGCGAGTACGCCGCCCTGAAGATTGATACCGATACCGGGCTTCCTACCATCTTTCTGGACTTGGATGGCCTCATCCGGGACATTGGACCAAGGGGACTTGAGAACAAGATTCAAAACCTAATCAACACTAGGTTCGAGGACCTTCACAGTCAGTTCAGTGCGGCCTCGGCAATCTTCGGGTCTTTCCTGTCCGAGCCTAACAACGCAGACACAGGAGCGGGCGTAAGATTGAACTACCTTGCCTTGGCTGGGCTCATCAAAGCCTTGAAGGAGGGCGGCAAAGGGTTTGCAGAGGGTCTGACAAAATCGTCTGAGATTGAAGCCAGAAAACGTCTGTTTGAAACTAACGAGCCGCTAAGAAAGCACTTTACTGCAACCGAAGGAGACGCGGATGTTTATGAGGCGTCATCTTCCGGCTTACTTCAAGGAATTGACCTCAAGGAGAAAGACTCTTTTGCCAAGGCGTTGGAACGTTCTGTCGGAAGGACTGATTATGTTAATGCCTTAAAGGGAATCGTTAGCAAATTGGACAGAAAAGACATTCTGAAGTCCGAGCAATTCAACAGGGAGGCCATCAGGTTGATGGAAGCGATTTTCTCATTTAACGAGGCATTTGAAAAAGATTCCGAGTTTGTTTATTTCCCTAACGAAAGCGGAGGCGTCACCGCCGCCATCGTCATTCCGAAAGACAGGTCCGGCAGGCTGGAGAAACTTTCGATGATTGTTGAGTCTAGGCTCGAATCCGCAGTCGCCGTAGAGCCAATGCTGGCGGACTTCGCAAACACCCTGAGTCATGTTCTTGTTCAAACAAACAACGTAGAAGCAGTAAGGGAATTTTCCAGCCGCCAAAAAGAGCCAGTAATCAAACCCATAGTTGCCAAGACGTATTTTGTCAGGCCAAAGGAGGTTGTTGCGAATCTCGGGTTTGATTCTTCAGGCGTCCTCAAGTCGAGCATTGTCCAAAGAGAGAAAGGATACCCTTCCAGCGTTGCTGGCGTTCTTTCCGGTGGTGCTCATTACGTAATGGCGGTCACGCGTAACGCAAAGGGCGAATACCAAAAAAATTATCTTGGTGGCTTTGTCGGGATTACGACCGACGTTTCAATGGCTGACAGGGATTCGGTCAGAAACCTGTCTAAGGAAATTTTCAAGGGAGGCGTTAGGGTCGGTTCGATTGACATGGTTTCAATGCTTGAGGGTCTTGGTGCACTTCCTTCCGAGGGGTTCATGCGTGACAACAAGCCCGCTGAACTCACGGCCATCATGGCCATGCACCAGATGCCTGAAAACGCCAAGGCAATCGAATCCGCGTACGATTCAATCATTCAAAATCCTAACGTAACCACCAACGACAAGGTTGCGTTCTTCAACCTGATTGACCGGCTTGCCGCCGAGTCGAAAAACGACATGGTTATGGAGTTCGTCGAGGACGTCAGGGCTGGCGTGATGGCACATGAAGGAATGACCTTCAAGTCGCAGTCCCCGGCTGACATCCAGTACAATAACGCATGGGGCAGAGCCAAGGTTGCCTACGCATTGTCTAGGCATTACGCCATCCCAACCGAAGATGGAACCGTCGGGCATGCCGCTCTTGTCGAAAGCAGGGTCACTAGGATGCTCAGGGCCACGGGAAGGGCGGACGAGAGTTCCATTTCCCAGTACAGGCTCATGCTCGAAAAAATGTCCAAGTCGTACAAAGACTTCGACGTTCTCTCCGACCAGTATCGCCTGTCCGTCGGCGACCTATCCGTTGTCGACGATTTCGCCAAAAGGGACGAACTGAAGGCTAAGGGTCTTGTCTCGGAGATTACCTTCAACGGAAAGACCATCAACGTGTTCGAGTTCTCGGACGCCGGTGCATCCCTCAACTTGGCAAAAGCGGCCAATCGTCCGCACATCCTGCCGTTCCTCAATACCCCTGACCCAGAAGGTGCGTTCTCTGATTACGCCGCGGCCGTCAGACGCAGGCTGACTCTGCCACCAGAACAAAGATACATCAGCGACAACATCATCCTAGGTGAGGCCAAGTTGGGCGACATCTTTGACCACCCAGAACTGTACAAATACTATCCTGAGTTCAGGGACATTAGGGTTCACTTCAAGGATTTCCACGGCGGCAGGCACGTAAACGCCGGTGGCACCAGCGTCATCGAACTGGGCCTTCGCTCGTTCGCCGCGACCGAACTCAACTTGCCCGCCGAGCAGATGGGCACCATCTTCAACAACAGGGAAGCCCTCCGTAGCCAGTGGATTAAGGACAACCCGCTGTCGTCCATCATCCTGCATGAGGTTCAGCATGCCATCCAGTTGAAGCATGGCTGGATTGGCAACGACATCCAACTGAACGCCATCCCGCAGAAGGTCGCGGCTCATGCCTTCGGCAACCTGCTTGGCATCAAGACGAGCCTAGCCCTCAAGTCCGACCTCATCAAGTCGCTTAAAGAGCCTGACATCATGATGAAGGGCGGAAGGTTTATCGAACTTAGGGAGACCGACAAGGCCGCCAACAGCGAGGCCGAACTGCTGACGCGTATGGTCGAGGCGTCCAAGTCGCCCGTCATCAGGTCGCTCAAGGCCAACGCGAAGCCGTTGATGGTGTCCGCCGCCAGAAACTTCGCCGAATTCATCCTTTCCGAGCATGAACTTGGGAACGTGTCCGACGCCATGGCCAAAAAGGCCATGGAACTGCACTTCGACGCCAAGTTCGCCGGAGACCTGACGGCTGTCATCGACGTTTACCAACGTCTGGCGGATTTCCGTAGGGATTCCATCCTGACGATGCCGAACTACTCCATCAGGATGCACGACAACATGCAGTTCCGTACGGCGTTCAACGCCCTAGGTCTGGTCAGCACGTTCGACATCCTTGATGCGGCCATGCCAACCGAAGCGGCCGCACTGCTCATGGAATCCATCAGCAACTACAAGGACATGTCGTACGTCATGGCCCCTGTCGAGAAGATGGCCCGCGAGACCGAGCAGAGACGCGGCAAGACCGAGGCGGAACTGACCGCCGAGCCTAGGGTCGCCACCGACGATAACGTCAAGGACCCGGTTCTCAAAATCATCCGCAACGCCATGGACATGTCCAAGTTGGGCTCGGACCGTGACATGGTTAAGAACATCAGCCAGCACGGTATCGCCCCGGTCATCTTGCAGTCCGTCGGCGGTCTCGGTGAGACGGATGTCACCGACTCCAGAGTGCTGACCATCATGGGCAAGGCCGTCCTCATGCACGGCATCGCCGACATGGCCAACGAGACCTTGGACATCCTGAATCGTGTCGCCGTCAGGACCAATGGCTGGCAGGTCGACAAAAACGGCAGGATGACCCTGACCACGGGTACCCACATCCTCAAGGGCGTCACCGGCGAGCAGTTCGCAAAAAACCTCAAGCAGGTGTTTGGCGAGGAAAACGTCCCTTCGACGAGCGGCGGAAACGAGATTACGATTCCCGGAAACGTCATGGCGAGCGAAGGCCATACCTACACCATCGAGGACTTGGCCATCCTTGGCGGTGCGGTGGTTGAGTCGTCCAGCGTTTTCACGGTCGGCAATTCAGCAATCGACGCCGTTATGGCACCCCACTTCCCTGCCTACTTCAGGGGGTCGGACGTCATGGAACTGATGCGTAAGTCTGGCATCGCCACCGAGGATGCCATGGCCGTGGCCAAGGTCGCCAAGATTGCCGAGGCCTTCTCGGACGTCACCCTGACCAAGAACGACCTTATCAACCTGATGGCCGTCAACCACAGCCAGTTCGTCATGCCGACGCAGATGGAATCCTCGAAGGGGTCTCCCATTGTCAGGGCTGGCGAGGTTCTTGCCAACGCCGTCGCCACGGCAAGCGGTGAAAAACGCAGGTCTTTGGTCCTTAGCGAAGAAGGCAGACCTTTCATGTCGAGTGCAACTGGGTCCGCGGAATACGCAACGCACTCAAGCAGTTTTGCCGTCGGATACTTTGGAGTGAACGGTCAAAGAATCGTTTTTGAAACCGGCGATACTCCGAAATGGGTACTGGACCTAGGTCAAGAAGCCGTTGAAAAGTGGGCCCAAATTTCCGCCAACATCGGAAACAGACTCAAGGAGCGTGATAGAAACGCTTTCATAGGGGACGCGGAACTTCGCAACAAGACAGTCGAAAGACTCAATAGGGAATTCCATGCCAAGGCATCCCTAATCGAGCCAATCGTCAACGAGGCAATCAAGTCCATTTCCGAAAGTGCAAACATCGGCAGGCTGGACAAGTTGAAGATGGCCTTCATGCTCATGGATGACATCGAGCGTGCCAACATGGTCATGGTTTCGCATGAAATCATGCCAAAGCATCCGGCAAACATCTCTCTCATTGGTGAAGGTACGGCGTACAATTTCATGACCCCTCATGGCCATTTGGGCTATGGCCTATCAAACCTTCCCAAGAGAGCGGGAGGCAAGGAAGGTGCACTTCTTGCAATCGGCGGCACAGGTGCCGAGGAGCCGTTCACCGGTCACTTGCCTTCAAGGAGCGAGATAAACGCACCCTTGCTCCAGTTGTCGCTTTTCAATCCGTCTGCGGTTTCGCTCGCTGACGCCGTTGGCCATGCCACCTCCACCATCCACGTTGGCGTCTCTCCGATTACAACGATTGAAGCGGGTTCGCGTCCGACGATGTTCAGCGGGCTCAAGGGATACGAGCCGTCAATAGCCAAAACAGTCCTGTCCACCCTTTCGCCGCGTAACGTAGACTACTCCATCAAGGAGCAAATCGTCGAGCAGGCCGTCATAAAGCGAGAGGCTAGACTTCGCGAAATTGCGGACCAAAAGGAATCCCTTCGCTCCATAATGAAAGGAGACAGGGACTACGTTCTCGATGAGCATGCCACGCTGACGGCAGAACAGGCCGAGACATTGTTTGAAAGCCTAATCAACGAGACGCTCTCTCTCGGCAGAGACCAACTCATCATGGACAGAATCGCCAATTCCGAACTGTTCACGGAGTACTACAACGCCGACAGGAATCTTTCCATCGGTTCAAGGGGCATGCAGGTTGACGTCGTTGGCCGCAGAGAGGGCTTCCCGGTGGCTGGACAGGGTACAATCGCAATCTCCAACGCACAAGGCCGGGTAATCGGGGACTCGCTTGTCGTGGACGTGGAGCAGGTGTCGCCTTCTCTAACCGCCGATTCCTATTTCGCCAGTTCCGGGATGACCATGCGGCTTGTTCCGCTGGAAATCAGACGCAGATACGTCAAGGGCAAGACCTATCAGGACCTGTCTTTGGCAATCGCATTGTTCGGTTCAATCGCCGACACCGGCGACACGGAAAAGCCCCAGAGCAGGGCGACCGACAGGCTTTCCATCGTGGGCGAGGTCGCACTCGAACTCTCGGGCGACGACAAGTTCGGAGGTCAGTCATCCTACACCGTGGTGCGGGATTCCGGGCTGGCTCACGTCGTTGGCGGAAACGCCGTCCTTGTCGTAGGAAACCTCATGGAAGCCGGTCTGGCCAGCGGCAACATGAAGAACTACGTGTCCGCCAATTCCGGCAGAATCCAAGAGATTTTCGGCAACCAGAACAACCTGTTCTCGAAGCCTAGCACGTCGCTCGGGCAGAAGATTTCCGCCAATGAGCAAGGCGGAACCATCAGGGTGAACAACAGGACCGTCGGCCTTGCCGCCGCCTTCCCGCTGTCCGTCATGCTTAAGCATGGGTTCATGGACTTCTGGGAGAAGGACAACGAACTCAGTCTCAACGTCCCTGCGGCGTTCAGGGGCGTGGAGTACAAGTTCCTGACCTCCGATGAAGGTCTTGCCGAATTCAAGACCGGCGTGCTCGTTCCGGAGACGGACGCGATGCTTGACGCCTTCATGGCCAAACTGGACACCCATGCCATCGACACGATGGTCGGTGAACTTAGCACCAACCAGAACGCCAGAACGGTCGCCGACCTGATGGCGTACATGAACCTGCATGAGGTCCTCTCCAAGGACATCAGCGAGCCAATCGCCAAACTCGGTGACAAGCAGTTGAAGCACTCGGTCGACTTCGCCTTGGCCACCTCCGCCCACTACAACGCCAAGATTCATGCGGCCCTCGCCGACGACATCGCTGGCTTCAGCCCCGCCATGACCAAGGATTACGTCAGGGTAATCTCCGAGGCAATCAAGACCAAGGACTTCTGGATTGGGTTCTTCTCACAGCCTCGGGCGGCCAACCAGATGGAGACGTACATCCCTAGGGCCAACGACTCCAGCCTGTTCTTCAGCAGGCACAGCAAGTCCGAGGAGAGGGTTCCTGTGTTCTATGGCACCGCCGGTGGCAACAACTTGTACCGAACCAACGTCAAGAACGGACACTCGGTAGATAACATCTCCTATGTCGAGACGTCGGCCTCAGGGCTTCAAACTTTCGGCGAAAACAAGATTGGCATCGACGACCCAAGTTGGACCACCGCCTACGGAGAAAATTCCTACAACAAGGCGATAGGAGTAGGCGGGCCTGTCATCTCGGCGATGAGCAGGCCGATGGGTTTCGCGATTCCTCAGGAAATCAAGATTGGCCAGTTTGAGGAGTTCAACGCCAGTTCCCTGATGCTACTTGGCAGGGATGAAAGGACCACGACCGGAGGCAGGGCGGTCTTTTCAGAAAGCATGCCTGTCACCAAGGCCGTTCAGGAAGTCGGCGGGAAAATCAAGGCGTTGCCGAATCCTTCGTACCTGTCCAACGGCACCAGAAGGACGCTGATGGTCAACCAAATCGCCGACATGGCTAAGAAACTCGGCGTCGAGAAAGTCTCCATCCAGCCAGCCAGATACACGGCCACCAGCAGACCGGACGCACTTCTTTACTCGCTCAGGACCTCCGCCGACGTAGCCAATGTGGCTGGCAGGTCCGGCTTCGGCATGAGCACGGCCTTCACTACCGGCTTCAATTTCGGCGTCAGACGAAGCGTCGAGAACAGGCCCAGCACGGGCTTCTCTTGGAACCGGCTGGAGGACGGAAGAATCTTGGTGAACTTCAGCCCTGATACCAACGTCATCGCTGGCGGAGACCGGGCATACTCAGCCGTCAACAGGAAGCACGACATCGGCATCAACCTGTCCAGAGTCCTCGGCTACAACCACGACTTCGGCGGCATCATCACGCCTCAGGACCCTCGCTATCAGGCGACCATGGCTGGCATGGGCTTCTCCTACGGCACCGGCAGGGCCCTTAGGGATTCCCAGCGTATCATCGGCTATGCGGCCAATCACATGCTGGGTCATCTTCCTTTCTTCGACGCGAATGGTGCGATTGACCAAGCCCTCATCCGCCATTACAGGCGTTCCATCGCCGCGGACCTTCGCAAGGCCGTAGTCGGCCCAGTGTATGCCGAAAGACTTCTGACCGACCAAACCGCCGCAGGCCTCAGGGGTGCCGGTCTTGTGGCCAGAGAGATGGAAACGGCTTACAGGAACGCCAATACCGAAATCTCCCCGGTCCTCGGACCAAGCGGGAACATCGAAGGAATCACGAACTTCATGAGCGGCAACGGCGGCATCATCAGCGGACTCAAGAACGATTACGGCTATGTGTCGTTCGTGTTGCCCAAGGACGCCACCATCGAGCAGTTCCAGAGGGCTATCATGGCCTACTACATGATAGCCTCAGAGCGTTCAAACGCGGACATGTTCTCGGAGGCCGGTGTTTTCAACGCCAAGTCGAAGTTCCTGACCCAGAACTACACTTGGAACCGTAGCGGCACGTACGTGGACATGATGACGGCCAAGTTGAAGCAGACCGCCATTGAAGATGCAGGCAGGGACATGTCTGTCCGCGACTTCTCCGCCATTGAAAAGATGTCCGACCAAAGCGGCGGCGGCAACCTCGTCGGCAACAGGTACGCCTCGTTGCTGGCCAAGATTCACGAAAGAGACCCGCTGTTCATCAGCGGCGTCGAGCAGGCCTTCCAGATGATGACCAGTTCCGACAAGGGCTATCACATGCCTCTTGCCGAACAGAATCTCCGCAAGAGCGGCGACAGGCTTGCTATTATCCGTGCCATGTTCCCCGGACGCCCGGAACTTGAGCAGTTCGCTTGGGACAACGCCGATTCCATGAACCTGTCGGTGGTCGCCCCGAGCAGAGGCTCCGGCAACAAGAGTTGGCTTGTAGGCTACGACAAGGTTGTCGGCTACGATTCCGCTGGCATGCCTATCAAGGAGCGTGTGGTCAGAAGTCATCGCTCGGAGGCCGATGCCCGTCAGTTCGCCAATTCGGTGGCCAAGAGCGGCATCCTCGCCGAGCACGTCAAGATGCTCAGCCTTGAGACGGATGCCACCATCCAGAAACTGCCCAGCGACCCGAACGTCGGTGCTGAAATCTACCAGCCTCTCAGGCTGAACGAAGCGGCCATCGAAGGCCCCGCACCCATCCTGACTGAGGACAGCACCTACGCGGTCGGCAACTTCGCCAAGACCTTCGCCACTGAGGCCGAGGCAAAAGCCTTCCAAAAGATGGTCTTGGAGTCCGAAGCCATCACCGGCAAGGCACCCCAGCCCGGAACCGTCAGGCTTTCGACTGGCGACCTGCTGGCCATGGAGCGAGACCTTAAGGAGAGAATCGGGTTCAGCACCATGGGAAGCCCGCTCCAGTTCGCCTCCACGGCGATGAACGCCATCGTCAGAGGCGGAGACAAGAACAGGCAATTCAAGGACAAGGCCACCGGTCTCCAGTGGTACGAGATGCTCACCTTCAACGGCGTGGGCAAGCAGGAGATGCGTGTCGTCGGCCTCGCCCAGTTCCTGTACGACCATCGCACGGTCACGCTCAGCAGGCAGGAAGTCGCCGAGTACATCTACGCCATGTACCCAATCACTGGCCGTCGGTCCATCGCCGAGAGAGGCACTTCAGGCTCCTCTGATGGCAGAATCCCGGACACCAAGAACCCGCTTGGTGCGGCTAGAGCCATGGCTCATCAGTACAAACTGATGCACCACGACATGTTCGCCAAACTGAAAGCCCTTGAAGAATCAGCGGCGGACGGCGACAAGCCTCAACTGGCCGCGTTTGTTGAGGCACTGAAAGCAAGACACCTTGATGCTTTCAAGAAGGCTCTGTCTGAGTTCTATTCGGCCGACAAGGTAGACGAGATGTTCCCGTCCTACTCTCATGTGTACGAGGCGTTTTCATTGGACAGAGAGATGCTCAAGATTTCGGGGCCGCTCATGGAAATCTACCGCGAAGGCTTCAACGACATGATTCGGTCCATGCCTCAGGAGCAGTTGAATCTAGCGGCTGGAGTCGAACTGCTGTTGCCAGACCCGCGTGGCCATTACGACCAGCAGAACGTCAGGCCCGGCTATCTGCGTCCGCTGGAGGCACCTGCTTCCACGGAGTCCCTTGAAATCAACGGCAACAAGGTATTCACAAACGAGACCGGGACGAGAGACTGGGCTGAATACTCGTCGGCCGCCAGCAACCCTTATCAGGTAGACGTCCTGTTCGGCAGAGTGGAAGTCGATGCCAAGGAGTACGAAAAGTACACGAACGCAATCAAGGGCCGAATTCAGGCTACCACTGACGCCGCCGAGGCCCAAAGGCTTCAATCCATGCTGGCTTCGGCACATAGAACTTATGAGTTCCGCAAACATGCCGCTCAGAAGTCCAGACAGAACGGCCACTGGAACACCGGAGATGGCACCATGCAGTACACGCACCTGCGTTACTCCGGCGTTATCGCCTTGGCCGAGTCGCTTCCGAACCCAGACCCCCTTGAGTTGGTGGATTCCGTCAACCATACCTCCTATGCCGGTGAGCATGGTGCTGGCCAGTTCGTCACCCTCATCGAGGAGTTGCAGTCCGACCCATACCAGAGAGCGACCTTCGGACCTCCCAAGGATGCGGAACAGATGTCCGCAAGCGACTTCAAGCAGGCCGAGGCCTTCGGTCTCATCCCTGAATTGAAGGCCATCAACAAGGAACTGTCCGTGTTCGAGGTTTCGACGGACTCCAAAATGGTGCCGGTCAGGTGGAACTACGACTGGCCTAGGACCAACAACACCAAAGTCATCCATCACGCCATTATCGCCCCCCTGTTTTTCAGCAGGCTCTCGCTTCCTGAGAAGCACATGGTCCTGAGGCTGGCCATCGACGACGGAAGGGACCTGAACCCGTCCTACGACATCAGGCCGGAGTCTGCGGTCATGCTTTCCAAGGAGGAAGCCAGCAGGTTCGGCCTTCCTCAGGAGATTCGCCCGTTCGAGTTGAGCGAGGTAGACGAGGCCTCGGTTCACGAATACATCACCGGCCATCTCCTGTCCGACCAATACACGGCCGACGACGGGAGCATGCATGCGGCCAAACTGTCGAGGACGCTGTTCCCGGAAAAGACCGGCGTGGTTCCCAACCTAGACGGAAAGTTCGAGTACGTTAACTACTTCCAGTCCTACAACCGGACGCAAAAGGGCGTAGGCGGGCAAATTTACGCCTTGCTCGGGTTCATGGCATTGGGCGACGAGTCGTTGCATGCTTCCGCAGAGCGTCTCGCAACCGTCATGGAGCGTGGAACCAAGCATGGTATCGACTTCGACGCCATGGCTTACTCGTTCCTGAACGAGTTCAACAGACGCCTGTCCGAGAACACGACCCTGAGCCCGTCCTCCAAGGAGTATGCCAAACTGATGGCGATGTCCATGGAGGAGATGCTGAAGCAGGGGGAAATCAATCCAGAGCACCTGACTAGGGACCAAAAGCAAAACAGGTGGGCCAAGTACGAAATGGGCGAACACGATTACGCGTCTTGGTCGCAGAAGAAGTTCGTCTATTACGTCGACGCACTCAATTCCCCCGGCGGTTCCGAGCAGTATTCTCGTTACATCGCGATGACCCCTGTCGAGGCCGTCATGTACGACCTTGATAGGCAGAGCAAGCACATCGCCGCGGACCCTTCCAAGTTGGCCAATGTCAGGGAGGCTTACGAAACGTCAATCAGACGCGGCGAGGACCCGCTCATGAATCCGGGCATCTTCCTCAGGAACATCTACATGTTCCAGCCCGAGTCCATCACCCCTGAACTGATTCAGAAAGCCATTCAGGACGGATACGACTTCTCGACCCTCAACAGGGTGGACGGAGACATGGACCCGGCAGGCACCGGCGTGTCGGGTTCCTACCTTCTGGCTTTCCCGCATGAGGCAAAGACCCCGCTTGGCAGGATGCTTGAAATCAACGCGTTCTACGCCATGTCCTCGGTCTACCAGTTTGGCGGAGACATCAAGGTCAACGAACTCAAGCAGAAGCGTTCGGAACTGATGGCCAAGATGAAACTGCCTGAGCCGAAGGACTACAACTTCCCGGATACCATCCCTCTCGGCGAGGACAACGCCTACCGCGAACTGGCCGTCAAGTACTACGCCATGCGGGCCTTGCAGGCTGGCCAGAACGGCCTCGTCATCGCCGACGCCAGACACCACCGCACCAGATACAGTTCGCTGGAGCACATGACCGCCATGGTCACTCTGGGCAAAGGTCACGTCTACGCCATCGGCAAGCAGAACTTGGTGATTCCTTATGTGCTGTCCAAGGCCGTCGAAAAGAAGGCACACGGGGACTTCTTCGGAAGGCTTGTCTCCGGCGAGATGTCTAGCGGCCTTCGCACCGATGGTCAAATCGAGCATAACGGACTAATCTCCTTTGTGGATGGTCACATCGCGGCCATGGCCAGAGAAGTCCTGCCCGAACTTCCTCAGATTTCGTCGGACCTTACTGCCGAGTCGTTCGGACAGAGCGTCGCAGGCGTCAGGGTAAACACGCCTAACGGACAGTACCCCCTTAAACAGGTGCTTACCGAAATTATCGGCGGACGTCGCGGACCTGCCGCACCTGAGATTCTGCTTGAACTCAGCCAGCAATACCACGGCACGGAGCAGGGCTTGGACATCTTCAAGCGTGTGGCCAAGTACGTGGACAATCCGCAGTACCTGATGAGCAACGTTCCGGTGGACAAGACCCACGGCTACGCGGTCAACTACGGTGCACCGCACTGGAACAATCTGGTCTACTACGCGGGCCTTCCCGCGGACTTCATCGCCAAGCAGTCGCACGACCTGTTCGCCAGACCCGTGGTCGAGATGAAGGACGGAAAGTTCAACATCCTCGACCCAAAGACTGGCAAACTGCTCATCGGCGGTATCGAGTCCCAAGGAGAACTCAGGGAACGTATGGCCCAGTTGTCGAAGTATCTGGGTAGCGTTCCCATCGTCTCCGTATTCCTCAAGCAGTTCGCTAGGGTCGGCGGATACGCCATGGAAGGACATCTGTTCGAGGGCTCAAGTGCCGGAACGATGGCCTCCACAAAGATGAACGAAGCCGCTTACAACAGATTCAAGGAGAAGTATCCTGACATTCCCCTAGAGGAGGCCCGGCTCAAGATGAACAGGGCCAGAGCCAGCACGGAAGCATCCGCGGCCGACCCGTTCGGCATGAACACCGTAGTGGGCGGAGTGGACGAACCTGCCACGGTGGGCAAAATCAAGTCGTTCAACCAGATTCGCAAGGCCGCCGAAGGGTGGCAGTCGGCACCCAATTACGGCAACGGCACAAACGCCGTCATGTTGCATGCGATGGGCATCACCTCGGCGTCCGACAGCCTTCAAGTCGCCCACGCGGTCAACAGGATGGTGGGCTTCAACGGACCGATGCTCATCATCAAGCCCAGATACCAGACCGAGGCCTTCCGCAAGGAGATGCTCAAGATGGTCCGAAGCGGCATCCCGCTCATGTCCGTCGGCGACCTCCAGAACCCGACGGCCAGAATCAAGGAAGCCATCAGGGTCTACAAATTCTATGAGGACATCAAGCCGCTATCCACAAGCCGTACGCAGGACGAAGAACGATGAGCCCACCCCCACCGGACGACAACCTGATGAGAGCGGCGGACGACCTGAAACGAGGCGGATGGCTGGTAGCGGTCCTTGGTGCTGCTGGTGCACTCTGCCGACTCCTGCTGACCGACGAGAATCTCGCTTGGGTCTGGTGGGTCCGTCGCATCGCGGCGGGCGGCATCGTGGCGATACTCGGATACTTCGTGATACACGGGAGGACGGAGCCGATTTACGAGGCCCTTTTCTATTCGGTGTGCGGTACGGCCGCACCTGAACTCGTCGAGATGATGCGTAAACGCCTACTGAGAATCGTCACCAATGAAGTCGACACAGCCATCAAGCGTCGGTCCAAGTGAGATAATCATCGCCGTCCAATCGGCCATCCTAGCCTTGATGGGTCTGGCTGGCATGATGGCGGTAGGACCGGTCAACGCTGGCTTCAGGGCCCTGAGGGACAAGGAATCAATGGTCGCCATCATCACAGACGACGGCATCACAAGCGACAAGGTGCAGGTGGACCTAAGCCAAGTGCAGGCCATCGTCCGCAACTACGAGTTCGTCTGCCTTCTGGCCATGTGCATCGGCGGGCTGGTGTTCCTCGCCAGCATCGGCCGCATCTATCTCAAACGAAATGCTAAGAATCCTACCAGTCCTGCTCCTGACCGCTTGCCAAAGCGTCCCGCCGCCCCTGCCAGAGGTAAAGGTCGTCGATAATCCGAAGAAGGATGCCTACGTCGAGCGTCTCGAAGCCGAGGCTGGCGAGGGTGCGGCCGCATTGGCCGTGGCCAAGGACAGGCTCACCGGGGCTGGAGTGCCTCTGGTGGGACTGACCTACGACAGGCTGGCTGGCATCAAACAGCCGACCAAGGCGATGCTGGACAAGTACGCCAAGACCCTAGGCGACGACAAGGCACTCAAGGCCGAGGAGGAGAAGGCAAGGAAGGTGGACGAGGAGACGTCCAACCTGTACGGCATGGTCGAGCAGATGGACGCGGAGAACCGGGAACTGAAGGCCCAGTTGGAGGCCGCGGCCAAGGAGACGGCGTGGGGAGAACTCAGGGCCAAGTTCCTGACGCTCTCGGGCATCTTCGCGGTAGTCGGTGCAGGCTTAATCGTCGTGTCCACCTTCGTAGGTGGCAAGGGACGCGGTGCAGGCCTGTGCATGATTGCCCTGTCTGTGTTTTTCGGTGGTGCTCCGTTCGTCATCAGGGATGTCGTGGAGGCTTGGTGGTTCCCCTACGCCACGGTCTCTGCCTGCCTGCTGGCGGCTCTTTGGGGTGCGTGGGTGTACTACGACAACCACCGGGAAATAAAGAGCCGCTTGACCCAGAAGGAAGCGGCCCAATGATTGCTACCTCGCCTCATGGCGGGGTATGTGTCGTGCGGGTGGCTACGCCTTAATGGACCGTTTAGCGGTCCGCCCAACACGAAAAGGGAATGGAGCGTGGGAGAATCGAACTCCCATTTTCCCGGTGCAAGCGGGATTTCCTACCATTGAAAGAACGCCCCATAATCAGCCAGACAGGACTTGAACCTGCAACACCCTGCTCCCAAAGCAGGGACTCTACCATTGAGATACTGGCTGTAAGGTTTCGGCCATCTTGGAATCGAACCAAGATTCTCCGCTTAGAAGGCGGATGTTCTATCCGTTGAACTAATGGCCGAAGTGATTACTTGATACCGAGGGCCTTGCTCACCTCGTCGAGCACCTGATGTTTGGCCTTGGCCACAGCGGCGTCGACTTCCATCGGAGTGATGCGTCCCTCGAACACCGGGTAGGTGGTAGGGTCGACCTTGTGGAAGTTGCAGAACTGGTGGTAGGCCAACTCGCGGATGACGGCGTTGCGAACGAACTCCGACCGGTTCAACCCGGACTTCAACAGCACCTCCTCGATGCTGTTGACGATGTCCGGGGTGACGGTCGTGCAGACGGTCTCAATGCCGTAGAACGGGTCCTTGTTGGCCTTGGGAGTTCGGGTCACGGTGCGTGTGACCTTGGTGATGCGGTTTTTGGGCATGTGTGTGCTTGGGTTGGAGATTAGAACGGAACGTTATCGGTGAAGGAGTCGTCCTGAGAAGCCTGACGACCGTCGCGGATGAGGTCGAGGGCGTCGCGGAACGCCTTGTCCTTGGGCGAGATGGAGCCGTTGTAGGGCTTCGGCTGATACTCCTTGATGTACCACTGGAGGGAGTTCTCAGGCAGTTCGCCGAGGGTCACGCCCTTGTTCTTGCCGAAAGGCACGACGTAGGACAGGGCCTCAGCCAGACCACCGAGCGTAGCCTTCGGGGCAGGAGCCTTGGGCTCAGGCTTCGGAGCGGGCGTAGCAGGAACCTTCGGGAGGGCCGACGAGTGGATGAACTTGCTGACGTCGGCAGGAGCAGAACGCACGATGCGGTCAGCCTCCCCGTCGTCATCACTGGTAGCCACGTTAGCGACAGCCGCGATGGCGTACCGTCTCAGGTACGAGAACAGGGAACCGGCGTCCTGACCTTTGAAGTTATCGGGAATCTTGATGAACGTCTTGCGGCCGATGAAACCACCGGAGGCGTGGAGCACGATGGTCTCGATGCCGACGTTCTCGCCGTCGCCGCAGGGGAACTGGACGATGGACAGGCCGTGCTGGGCGAAGATGCCCTTGGTGGCATCAATGTGAGCCCCGAGCGTGGCGTAGGAGTTCTTGTGGAACGGGTTCTCCGCGTCCGCCATGACGGCGGTGGTGCGGGCCACGGCCTGAGTGTAGGCGGCGGCGAATTCTGGCGTGATGTTCTGGTTCATGTTGTCGTAGGACATAGGATTATTTGGTGATGGTGAAGGTGTGTCCGTTCTGGACGTAGTGGATGAGGATGAGACGCATCAGGTCGGCACGGGAGATGCCCATGTTGACAGCGGCGTCCTTCAGTTTGTCGGAATGGTTCTGGGGGAGTTTAACCCACAGCAACTTGCTAGGTTCGGTAGGCGACTTGGTTGGTTTGCTCATTTGGTTTTTTTGGTTTTGGTTGGCTTGAAAAGGCGTTCGAGCAACGGAGTGATTTCGGAGCACTTGACCGTGTCGTCTTTGAGGTGGATGGAGTTGAGGCCGGTGTAGGCGGACTGCCACTTGGGGCCGTACTCACGCAGTTTGCAGAGCATGGCACCGGCGGACTTGTAGCCGTCCTCGTACAGGCAACGGCACAGGTCGTTCAGGGCCGGGTCGTTGCGGATGGCGTCGGCAAGGTCGTAGGTGGCCTTGTTGCCGTAGCGAGCGAACTTGTCGTTATCGGGAAGGGGCTTGGACACGGCGTGGGGCATGGCCTGTTTCTTACCTTTGAACAGGTTTAGGTCCTCGATGGAGGACGTATCTGTGGATTTGAGTTTCATGTATGTGCGGGAAAGTTGTGGGGGCCTTGCTCCCCCGATGGATTACTTGTTGGCCTCAAGGGCCGCCACCTTCGCGGTCAGGGCCTCCAGACGCTCGATGACGGCGTTGTGGAGGTGGATGACCGCTGAGGCGTCACCGATACCGAGTTCGGAGTACTTCTTGCCGAGCCCCTTGATGGTGGGGTCGACGAGGGCATCCCGTTCGGTCTTGATGGTCTTGATTTCCTTTTCGAGGTCTTCGAGACGCGTCTTGATGGCGTTGATGTTGATTTCGCTCATGCGTTTGTTGGTTGGTCGTTGCTGGTTTTACCCAATGTTAATCGGGTCGAGATGAGTAAGAGATACTATTGTGTAGTCCTCCGCAAGATTTATTTTCAGTTTTTAACCCCCAGCCGCTCGAACAGGTCGCTGTCCTTCAGGCGGGCCACAAAGGCGGCCCCGGTCTCCTTGTCGTGGAACCGCTCCAGCAGGGTATCCCCCGTCAGGTTGGTCGTGATGATGGTGGACCGCTGGTGCATGGTACGCTGGTCGATGAGAGCAAACAGGCAGGAGGCCATACGCTCGGTCATCCGCTCCTTGCCCAAGTCATCCAAGAACAGCAGGGGCACGTTGACCATGTGGTGCATGGTCTTGTCCCATGTCGAGGTACCCCATGAGGCGACCAGACGGGCCTCCAGTTCAAACATGGTCAGGAACAGGAAGCGGTTGGCCTTGGGGTTGGCCTTGAACAGGCGGTCGGCGATGTACCACGCGGTACGAGTCTTGCCCTTGCGGGTCGTGCCGTGGACCAACAGGCCTTTGCCAGTCGGCACCCAGTTGTGGCACAGGTCCTTCAACTCGGGAGCCAGACGCTCCGGGTCGGTGCCCTCAAACAGGACAGGCATAGGCACCTCAGGCGGGTTCTTGGCGATGTACTCGCGACGCTCAGCGGCTAGGGCATCACGCTCGCCCTTGGCCAAGCACAATACGTCAGAGCAGATGTCAGGAGCCACGAAGGTGAACGAGTTGCCCATGCCCTGAAAGGTCACGGCGTGTGTCTCTCCCCCGCAGTAAATGCACTTGCCTACGTTGCTCACGACTGCTTGCCCTCCTTGGCGGCTCTCCACGCAATCACGGCAGGGTCAGTTTCCAAGAGATAAGGAGACTCGCAGACCGCATCCCCGGCCTTGCGGAGACGCTCGACCTCGGCCTTGAGGCGGGCGTTCTCGTCAATCAAAGCGGCCACCTGAGAGTTCAACCCATGGATTTCGTTATTGGCCCTCTGCCACATGCGAACCAAACGGTCCTCGTTGTCCTTCTCCATCTGGAGGTCGGACTTAAGGTTCTCGTAATCCTCAAGGAGGACGTAGTGGGTGTTGTTAGGCACCTTGTACGGCACCTTGGACAACCTGCACTCGGGGTCGATGTAGAGTTGAATGTCGCTCACTTCTTTTCGCCCTCCTTGAACTTAAAGTGACGCTCATGAATCTGCCACCCGTCAACAGTGTGAGAACTTACGACGATGGAGTAGGAGAAGTCATCAAACTCGGCGTACAGGTTGTAGTCCTTGGACTCGACGCTCATCTTGCCCTTGCCCATGCTCATCATGGGCATGTTGTCCTCGATGAAGTTCATGATTACGTTGTCAGCCCAAGCCCCGAAGCCCAGACGGTTCTGGCTGGCCTTGGACGCACGGATGGCGTCAAGGGCCTGCTGGGTCGCCTCACGCTGGAGGCGGACGTGCTCGTTAGAACCCTCTAGCATGGTCGCTGTCGCCCTTGG